ACAAGTTTGAATATTTATACAAACTTTACAACCAGTTTGAATTTTTAATCACTCAAGAAAATAAAAGAGACAAAGCAACTAGATGTATTATGCAGTTTAGTTATGATTGTGCTCCTAGTCAGCTTTATGATCAAAATCTTGTTAATCAAGCTAAAGCCACAATGAGTCAATCACAGTTTGATCGAGAGTTTGGCGCTGTATTTACAGATGATAGCTCTGGATACTTTAAAACAAGCAAAATGGCGTTATGTACCATACCAGAAGGAGATTATCCTTCTGTGGAAATTAAAGGCGATCCTGATTCTAAATATATTTTGGCATTTGACCCTTCATGGTCGCAAACAGAAAGTTCAGATGATTTCGCTATCCAAATTTTAAAATTACATGAAGACGAGCAAAAAGCAACCGTTGTTCACAGTTATGCATTATCGGGCACTTCTTTAAAATATCATATTATTTATTTTGAATATTGTTTAGATAATTTTAATATTGTTGCTATTGTTGGCGACTATAATGGCGGAGTTCAATTTATACAAGCATGTAATGAAAGCGAAATATTCCAATCAAAAGATAAAAAACTTAAAACAATCGATGTTCCATTTGATAATCCAGAAGATTACCAATCTGATTTGCGTAAATTCAGGATGGAATATAATCATTCGGACAACAAAATTGTTTATTTAAGAAAACCCACAAGCAAATGGATTAGGCAAGCAAACGAGCTGCTGCAAGCTAACTTTGAGCACCGGCGCATATTTTTTGCTTCTAGAGCTATAGATGAAGCTTATAACAAACAAAGAAATAAAAGCATACCTATTGAGAAGCTGAGATTCTTAAGAGCAGAAGAAGATATGAAACAAGCGCCGTCAGCCAAAATGATTGATTTTATTGAGCACCAAGCTGATATGCTAGATTTAACAAAAAATGAATGCGCTTTAATTCAAATCACTACTACTTCACAAGGTACACAAACTTTTGATTTGCCTCCTAATTTGCGCCGCCAAACAGGACCGGACAAAGCTAGAAAAGATAGTTATTCAGCTTTGGTCTTAGGAAACTGGATGGCAAAAATACATTTCGACTCAAATGATAAGACTATTGACGATGTTTTTGAAACTTTTACTCCTATGTTCATTAATTAGTTGAAAGTTACTTTTTAACTTTTATTATACTTTATATGGAACTTTTGTTCTACTTTGTGTAATTATTTATAATGTCCAAAAGAAAATATACTAAACGCTCTGATTATTGGGAAAAATTCAATAATGATAAAGGGCAACCATTGTCTGAAATGTTTGTGAGTCAGGCGGCGCAGCAATATGAACCACAGTTAGTTGGTGAGCCGTTTTATAATTACGAATCTAAAGCTTACAGCAGGACATCTGTAAATGGCAATGATGTAGCTTCCCGCCGTAATAACGCCGCTATGGGTCCTAAAATCTTTCCTTACGCTAATATTCGTAATGGAATGTCTCCATATAATTATGGCATTGATGGAGTAAATGTAAGAGATGCTATTGAGCTTTGTCAAAAAGCATACTGCAATATTGCTATATTTAGAAACTCTATAGACATGATGTCTGACTTTGCCAACTCTACTTTATATTTGGAGGGTGGCAGCGCAAGATCAAGAACTTTTATTAATGCTTGGTTAAAGAAGATTAAGATTTGGAGTTTAAAAGATCAGTTTTTCCGTGAGTTTTACCGCAGTGGCAATGTTTTTCTTTATACTATTAACGGTAAATTTAATTTAGAAGATTTTACAAAATTAAGAAACGTTGGCTTGATTGGTCAAGTCAATAAACTTCCTATTCGCTATATTGTTCTTAATCCATTTGATATGGCAGCTAAAAGATCCACTTCTTTTGAGAATGGTCTTTATGAAAAAATACTGAGCGAATACGAGTTAGAGCGTCTTCAAAATCCTAAGACGGACGAAGATAAAGAGTTATTCAATGCTTTATCTGATGAAATGAAGAAAAAGATTAAGCAAGGCGGCTATTACACTGACGGCATGAAAGTCGCGCTTGATCCTTCTAAGTTGCGCTATTCCTTTTACAAAAAGCAGGATTATGAACCATTCGCTGTGCCATTTGGGTTTGGCGTCTTAGATGATATTAATTTCAAGATGGAAATGAAAAAGATTGATCAGTCAATCTGCAGAACCATTGAAAACGTTGTGTTGTTAATCACAATGGCAACAACTCCCGATAAAGGCGGCGTTAATCCTCGCAATATCAGCGCCATGCAAACTTTATTTCAAAATCAAAGCGTTGGTAGAGTTTTGGTCAGTGATTATACAACAAAAGCTGAATTTATTATTCCTGACCTCAAAAAGGTTATTGGTCCTGAAAAATATGAAGTTGTAAATCAAGATATTAAAGAAGGTTTGCAAAATATTATTTTAAATCAAGAAAAGTTTGCTAGCACTGAAATCAAAGCTCAAATGTTCTTACAACGTTTAAACGAAGCTAGAGATGCTTTTCTTAATGATTTCTTACAGCCAGAAATAAAGCAATTATGTAAAGATTTTGGTTTTAGAGATATTCCTACTGCAAAGTTTGAAACTATCGATCTTAAAGATTCCGCTCAAGTACAGCGTGTTATTACTCGCATGATGGAACTTGGCATTCTTCCCCCAGAAGAAGGTATTAAGGTTATTGAAACTGGAGTATTTCCTAAAGAAACTGAACTTCGTAAAGCTCAAGAACGTTTCATTGAGGATCGTAAAAAAGGATTTTATAACCCTATTGTTGGTGGAATTCCGTTTTACGAAGGTGAAGAAGAAGTCGAAGTTGCTCAAAATGCTACTCCTAAAACAGCAGGTAGACCTTTAGGTGCTAAATCATTTGCTAAAGAACAATATACTGTAGATGGCATCAAAGGTATCGTGGATGAAACAAACCGTCTTTATACCTACATGGTTGCAGAAGCTAAAAGTGCTTTCAAAAAGAAAAGATTAAATAAAGATCAAAAAGAAATTTTAGCTCGTATTTGTGAGAGTATTATTGTCTCTACAGAGCAAAATGAATGGAAGCAAAAAGCTAAAGCTTGTTTGGAAGACAACAATTTAATGTTGCAATTAGATACGTTAAAAGAAGTGTCAGAAATTAGCGCAAATCATCTGTTGGATGACTACGCTGCTGCTATTTTGTATCACAGCAATAAAAATTCCAAATTATAATAAAAAAGTGTAATAAATACAGATGGATCAATCCAAATTTAAATATACAACAAGTTTTAATTTTAGCATTTATGCTACTACAGATCTTGAGAATGATCTTAGCATAAGTCGTGCTTCATTAGATAACTTGCAACCATTGATCCCAAAATCAGTAGATTTAGATAAAAATATTGATTTGGTGGGCGTTGCGTTTAACGCAGCAGTGGTAAATAAGTTTAATAAAAATGGCGATGGCATTGATTCCGAAACTGCAGCTGAAATTTTAAAGTACTTTGTTTATAAACCTACTAATATTGAGCATAAAAAAGAAAAAGTAGTGGGGCATATTGTTAATGCAGGTTTTACAGATATAGAAACTAATAATGTTATTACATCTAAAGAAGCTGTTTCAAGAAAAGATCCTTATTACATTTCTTTAGCTGCTGTTGTATACAAAACTGTTAATCCTGATTTTGCAAACGCTTTGTTGCAAGCAGGAGATAAAGATAGTGAAGTTTATAATAAGATTTCTGCGAGTTGGGAATTAGGATTCAATGATTATCATATCGCTGTTGGATCTACTAATTTAGATGAAGCAAGAATCATAACCGATCCAAATGAAGTTGAAGATATGAAAAAATATCTAAAAAGCTTCGGCGGATCTGGTAAGTTAAGCAACGGTGACCCTGTTTACAGGTTAGTTACCGGAGAAGTTTTTCCGTTAGGCATTGGGTTTACGTCTAATCCTGCTGCTGATGTCCAAGGTGTTTTCATTGAGAAAAATAACACTATAACACTAAAAGACTCCGGCGACAGTTCAGAGGTTGAAGAAAAGCCAATAATTTCTAGCGAAAATAGCATAAAAATTTCACAAAAGAGTGAAAATAATGTAAAAACAGATAATA